ATCTAGAATATACAGCACTGAAGGACCAATGTATGATAGAGCCTACTACATTGTATATAAATAAGGATCATGAGTTTTTATCAGAGTGGGATTACTTTGCAAATGCTGATGGTTTAGAAGTAAAAGTAACAGAGGGAGAAACTACAATATGCTAGATGATGTATTATTTATAATGTCTTGTTTTTATGTGTTTTATTTAATAATAAGTATAATGTATAATATAACAAAATAACACTTGACTTTTATTCAAAAATGTGGTATAAGCGAATCAACAATTAAGGAGGACAAATGTCTGACAATGAAATAGTAAATATAAAACAAATGTCTGATGAGCAAATAATGCAAGCTATAGGACAAGACGATGGATCTAATGCAGGTAATAATATACCTAGATTAGCAATCAATCGTACACCAGAAGATGACGATGGTAATCAATTACCAGTCGGGCACTACTTTACTTATGATTCTACTGTTGGTCAAAATGTATTTGGTAAACCTGTTACATTAAGACCATTTGTAAGTGCAATGCAGTATATGCACTATGACGCAGAGAAGGGTGAGTATATAAATCGATCTATTATATTTAAGAGTTGGAAAGAAGAGGCTATAGATATACTAGGTGGTACTAAATGTGGTAAGATACCCTTTAAAGAAAGGTCAAGTCTTACTCCAGAACAACTAGAACAGCAAAGAACTATAAGATGTTATAAGTTAGTGTATGGTTTATTATCTTTTAAAGATGGTAAAACTGCACAAGGTGAGCCGCATGTTGTAGAGAACTTACCTGTTCTATACAGAGTAACTGGCACAGCATTTTCACCAGTTACATCAGCACTAGATCAATTGAAAAAAAGAAAAAAACTTATGTTTAATTGTACTTTTTCTCTTGATACTAAAAGGCAGAAAAAGGGAGGCAATGTTTTCTATGTGCCAGAGATAGCTGTAAATGCAGATGCTAATCTACAATTATCTGATACGGATATGGAAACATTAAAAGTATTTCAAGAATCAATTGATGTTGAAAACGCTGAGGTTGTTGATTTGTATAACACTGCAAAAACAAAACAACCAAATGTCTCTGATAAAATAGATGCTGAGATCGTTGAAGATGTAGATGATGCACCAGAAAAAGTATTAGCCTCATAATGAATACTATACTTTTAAAGGTACAGAAATATTTAGATTCTATATCTAAACAACCAGCGAAGTTAGATGAGAAACTTGTTGAGGAGTTTGGTGAGGCGTGTAAAAACGCCTTACTAAAACAGTTTCAAGAAGAAAGAAATACTAAATTTGAATTAAGAATGTCAAATGTAGGTAGACCATTATGTCAATTACAGATGGAAGCTAAAGGTATTAAAGGTGAGGGACAACCTTACAATAACAAAATGAGAAATACTTTTGGAGATTTAATAGAAGCACTAGCTATATTTGTTATGAAATCAGCAGGAGTAGATGTTAAGAATGAGCAGAAAAAAGTTACATACAAGTTTAATGGAGACTCAATTGAGGGTAGACAAGATGTTGAGATCGATGAGAAAATATGGGATATTAAGAGTGCGTCACCTTATTCCTTTGAGAAAAAGTTTGGTGAGGCAGGAGGTTTTACGGAAGTTATCAAAGATGATTCCTTTGGTTATGCATCACAGGGATTTCTATATGGCGAAAGTCAGAAAAAAAACTTTGGTGGATGGATAGCTATTAATAAATCAACAGGTGAATGGACAGTTTGTGAGACACCATCTGTACATCACGATTATAAAAAGACAGCTATTGAATCAGCGTTAAAAAACGTAGAGGCTATAAAAAATAACAAACCATTTAAAAGATGCTATGATGATATAGCAGAAACTTTTAGAAGTAAACCTACTGGTAATAGAGTTTTGGGCTTTGTGTGTTCGTATTGCCCATACAAACTTCCTTGTTGGGGAAGCGATAAGTTGCAGTTGTTACCACAACAGCAATCGAAAGGTAAAAATCCTAAATGGGTTTGGTACACTTCTGTAACAAATCCAAAGAAAGATGATACCGTAGAGAATGGTGGGGAATAGTTTGAGGGGTCTATTCTTCACCTGCTCTATATGATGTTATATTTTGTAGTGTTTAAACATAAAAAAGATAAGGAGTATAAATTGTTTACTAATATAGTATTTGATAAAGAAAATGAAGCAGAGGAGTTTGGTAAAAAAAGTATGAAAAGAAACTATGAACATAAAATTTTAGAATATAATAGTGAAAACTACGATAGGTATTGGAATGAAAAAGATAAATAAAGTTAGTGCAATTAATTCTGTTAAAGTAATAGTTAGCCCTTGGCAAAAGGGTTTTCATTGTGGTATTATAATGGATAGTAAATCTAAGATGACCACAGAGCAATATGAATTATGTTCTACAATAGCTAGAGGCATGATAAAGATGGCAACTTCTGACCCCCATTCAACGTTTCTGTGGGGACTTCGTGGATTTGCTGAAGATAAAAATAAAAGTGGCAAGGATATGACAATCAGTTCTGTAGCAGAATTTGATGATGAGTCTAATGTCATAGACTTTCTAGAGTTCTTAAAAAAGAAACGAGATAAGGAGTTAAACTAATGGCAACGCACTTAGTTATAGGTGACCCTCATTGTACACCTAAAGCAAACAATGATAGATTTCTGTGGGCAGGTAGAGTGGCAGCAGATTATAAAGTTTCTCATGTAATATGTATGGGTGACTTTTGTAGTATGGATTCTCTATCTAGTTATGATAGAGCAAAGAAATCCTTTGAAGGTAGAAGATATCAAAAAGATATGGAACATTCACATCAAGCACTATCTTTATTTAACAAAGGATTAGGTAAACATAAACCTAAAAAGATTATGATACACGGCAATCATGAAGATAGGATTGATAGATTTGTAGATGACAATCCAGAATTAGATGGCACACTAAAAATTAGTGATCTTAAATTTAAACAATATGGTTGGCAAGAAGTTCCATATAAACAAATGAAGATTATTGATGGTATATATTACTCACATCATTTTCCATCGGGTATTATGGGTTCAGCTATATCTGGAGAAAATATTGGCAGAACTCTATTGACAAAACACAAAGTTTCTGCTACAGTGGGCCATAGTCATTTGTTAGATTATGCTATATCTACATTACCAAATGGTAAAAAGATACACGGATTATCTGCAGGATGTTATCTAAATCATACAGAGCATTTTGCTAGAGATACACAGCATATGTGGTGGAGTGGTCTTATACTTAAAAGAGAAGTAAAAGATGGTAATTATAATATAGAAACAATTGATATTAAAACTATTAGGAGAGAATATGGTAAAAAATAAAAGAACATATCATTATAAAAAAGATCATAGTCATGATATGTCATACGAGAATGAGATAAGTTATGATAATGTAAATGCACCTGCACATTATCTACATGGCAGAAAAGAAACTATTGATGTTATTAGTGATTGTATGACTGATGATGAATATCATGGATATCTAAAAGGTAATATATTAAAATATGTTTCTAGATACAAATTTAAAGGTGAGCCTTTAGAAGATTTACAAAAGGCACACTGGTATTTAAATAGATTAATACAGGAGGTCAACAATGGGTCAAGTTAAACAAGCAATAATAGAAGTAGAAGATTTCGTTGCAGGTTGTTTACGTCAAGGTAGAACGTTAAATCAAACCATACGAGATGCCAGAGAATCTTTGGCAGCAAAAACTAATCCTTATTTTGATGATGAGGAATTAGTAGAAAATAAATACTACCAATTTAAAGGAGCAGAATAGTGAGAGATATATTTATGAGTGCCTTGAAAAAAAAGTATGAGGCAGAAGTAGATGTAGCTAAAGCTACAATAGAAGTATACCTACATAAAGCTGTAGGTATTGGTGAGCATCCACAGTTTGTTGACGAGATAGACAAACAATTAGAAATAATAGGATGTGCATTAGATAAATTAAGAGTGATAGAAAAATACTATCCTAATGAAGACGATATACCATTTTAATAGGAGGATAGATGGCTGAAGAAAAACCAAAGACACAACAACCTACCCCTAGAACATATTTTATAAGTTCAGAACAACTAATGGATATTATGAGATATTTAATGACAAGACCCTATGGTGAAGTTGTTAAGTTAATGAACTCTCTATCAACACTTACACCCGTAAACTCTGATGGAGGGAAAGATGTCGGAAAAAAATAATTTAGATAAGTATACTGGTATATTATTTGAATTAAAAATAGGGTTAAATAAAGATAATGCTATTGTAATTGATTATGGTGGTAAACCTGTAGGTAAAGTTAGAGAGGCCTTAAAAGGCTATCCCTATCATGGTAATCTATGTGCTGCTGTAATCAATCATGCTAATGCTGTTGGGAGAAAATTACAAGATGATATCAAACAACTTATACAGAAGGTTTAGAAAAATGTTTTGGCACAATAGAATTATGGATTTTGTTGAGAGATGTACTTCAAGATTCAATAGTTATCTCTGGACAAAAAGATGGGGTGATAGATCGTTGTATCAATCAGACCAAAAAAAAAGACACCTAGAGTAAATACTCTAGATGTCTTGTGTTGCCTGTGTGGGGGAGTCTATATGGCTCCCCTTTTTTATTGTAGGTTATTCATTTGATCCGCTATAGGTTTTCTCCTAGGAATCAATACATTTTCTGTTTCTATTATTGGTTTAATTCTATCATTATATACATTTGCTAAAAAACTTGGATAGTCTGTTCTTTCTGCGTATGGACTCATACCTTTAAACATATCTTCTACTTTTTCTGTAGATTCCATAACACTTTTATATCTGTCATCTGTAGTGATTAAAGATAAAAAAGATCTTATACTAGCTTTACTGTCAGGAAAACTAGCTATATTAACACCACCTGTAGTAGTAACAAAATCTTGATCACCTATTGGTTTCATTCCAAAATAATTATTACCTTTTTTAGCTGTTGGTGCACCTTTAAATTCAAAATTACCAGTCTCTGCAGCAGCTACTGTAGCGATAAATCCTGTAGGTACTTTTCTTTCAATAGAATCCTCAGGATATTCCTGACGAACCTCTTCTATTGCTTTCATAAAATCTTTTGTATTTTTTATCTCAGCCATAGTAATACTACATATAATTAAACTAGCAATTCCAAGCCCTAAGAGCTTTATTAATTCTTGAATTTGGATCATTAGCAGTTTTAGCAGATGTAAGTTTTTTCTTCATGCCTTTCATCCTTGCACAAAAGCTAGCTCTTCGTTTATTACCAACTTTTTTACTAGGTCTTTTTAAATTAGCACCTGTAGTTCTTTTAAAATACCTACGACCTGCTTCGTTTAATCCTCCAGAGGGGTTTTGATATTTTTTAGCTACCATTATTTTTTCTTAACTGTCATGGCAGCTCTCCTAAAATTAGCAGCAGTGGGTGCACCTTTAGCACCTTTCTTTCTCATCTTACCACCACGCTTTCTTTTAGCATGTATATTAGCGTATAGTCCTTTTCCTGGCATTATTTTTTACCTTTTTTAGCTCTTAACATAGCAAAGTCTTTCTTAGTAAGTTTACCATCTTTGTCCATGTCTAGTTTTTTTCTATTGCCTGTTACTTTTTTACCTTTTTTCATTTTTTTATTTTTCATCATTTTTCCGTAGTGTCCTGGCATTAGCTGTACCTCCTATATTTAGCTGTTTTTTTTGCAATCCCTTTCGGTTGCTTCACAAACTGTTTGCCCTTTTTTGTTCCTTTTCGTTTTGCTCTTGTCGTTGCCGCATACTCCGCAGATGATAGAGCTTTGATAGCTTTCTCTGGCAAATATCTTTCCCCAGTCTCCGAAGACTTCTTGCCAGATTTCGTTCTCCATTTCTGTTTGCTCCATGCTTTTAAACTCCTTTGACTTTTAGCAAGTGCCATTATGTTTTTCTCCCTTTTCTTATACTCTCTTTACCTTTTTTAAATATAGATGCCACCTGTGTTTTACCCATAACCTTTGCTCTTTGCTCACCAACAGTTAATATTTGGATCTTTCTTGCAAATGGTTTAGATATCTTTTTAACTTTTGCAACAGTCTTACGAGCATCAGCAGGAGTCGCAAACTTAATACCAACAGTATCCTTAGGATTCTCATCTGTATAAAGCCTCCTACCAGATCCTTTTGGTTTTTTGCCTGTACCTACTTTAGGATCTCTTTTTTTTGCCATAAGATTTCATTTCTTTAATATGTTTTTCAATAACTTTACTCTGCTTCTTATGTAAAGCAGATGCTTTTTTTAGTGCCTTAGCTACTTTTTTTATTTTTTTTACCATTTTTTTTCTTTGCTTTGCTTGGTAATAAACCTTTATTTACTGCACGAGCACGTTCACTAAATCCTAGTTTCTTACCTTTTTTTATTTTATCTTTAATTGTTGATACTTTTGCTACCATTGTATTTTTCTCGCCAATAGTTTTTTCTTTCAAGTAATCTAATTTTATATTCTAAGTTATCTATACCTAAAATCTTTTTAATAAAAGATATCATTACTTGTATCCTCCACCTGCAGCCTTGTACCGTTTAGCTAGCATCTGGGCTTTTCTCGCTGACCATTGTCCAGGTTTTCCACCCTTTGATCCAGCCATGATAGAGTTAAACATACGTTTTCTCATACCAGGTTTTGTATAGTTACCTGCTTTATTTACTGTGCTTTTTTTCTTCGCCATCCTTTATCTCCTTGTAGTCATAATCATAACTGCCTTCTTCGTTCTCATCAGTTATCCATTTTGATGTGTCTTCCACAGACCATATTCTAGTATTAACTAATCTATGTATAAGAGGTTTGCTAGGGTCAGCTGCCATAGATGGATCAAAGATCCTTAGTCTATTGTTGGGTTGAATTGCATAGTTGCCATCATCTAATTCTATCACATGTCCACACTTGTGTTGATCTGGTTTTTCTGCATAACCAAAATCTAATTCATTATAATCACCAGCACACCAATCTATTGTAAATAGATATGTTCCTTCTCTTTGTTTTTTTCTTCTAGATGTATATATCATCTTACATCCTTGTAGTTGATAGAATCTAGTAACACTTACATTATAACTAAATGAATCCCATAACATTAATTCATTTAGAGGTAATTCTTTTACACCAGGTTTTTTACAAAATGCAGATACTGGTGCTCTCCACCAGATACCACCATCAGTCATCATGTAATGAAATAAAGGCACTTGCTTTGGTATAGATGTAAAACCAAATACAACACACTCAAAGTATTTATCATGAGAATCTTTCTGATCTCTTAGATAATTACCTCTTACATAACACTCTATTGGGGGTATATTAGCATTTAAATACATATTTTAATCCTCTAATTTTTTTAAGTTATATTTTTTTCTATTATATATTTTTTTACTATTTAATCTATGTTGCCTAAATCTTGCATCTCTTAACATCTTTGCAAAATTATTTAGATAAGATAATCTTTTTAATACTCTTTTCACCTAAATAAATCTCTGTTTCTGCCTCACCTTGCCAGCATTTGTAAGATACTGACTCAGAATACTGACGTTCTGCTACACGTTTTGCACGAAGACACGATGCCATAGAATCTTGTATTCTATGCTCTTTGATCTCTCCGTTTATAAACATTAATAATCCTACTACAGATTCTATCATTGACTATTACCATTTGTATATTTAAATTCTCTGTTTTGATCTTTTAATCTTTCAATATCCTCTAAAACTTTATCCATTTGTTTTCTTAAAAATTCTATGTTTACTTTATTTAATGCCATAGATTCTATGTGTTTATTTAATTTATCTGTAGTTTTATAAAGATCCTCAATCATCATGAATTGTTCACTATCTGCGGGTAATGCACCAAGTTGGCCCCGTGGCCATTTTATTCTAAACTCTGTATTTTCTTGTAAATCTTTTTCCATTATCTGAATACGAGTGTCTGCTATATTTAAACGTTCTACCATCTGAAAATATCCCATAGTTCCAAGTGCTACGATAATTATTAGACTGGCAACAGTCTTCATAGGCATCTGTACAGCTGCTTCTTCAGATATATTTAATGGTTTTTTACTCATTTTTTTCTCCCCATATAATGATCACCAGGTTCATAGTTCCATTTCTTACCATGATGTCCTCTGATATCTGCATACCACATTCTTAGTTTAACAACCCATTTAAAAAATTTAGTTGGTTTAGTCATTAATTATGTATTTTCCTCATCTATATTTTCAAGGCAAACAAATTTAACATATATTTGGTTTTCATTTACCTGTTCTGGTCCAGAGGTTTCTAAAAATTCTTTAGATTGTGTATAACCTGCAATCATACAATCATGCCAATTATTATATTCTAAACCAGTATGCATTGGAGGCATACAAGTAGATTGTATTGCAGAACATAAAATAAGTATTAGAGATAACTTCACTTTTGCCAACTAAAAAGCCAGGCAACGAATTTATCCCAAAGATTTTTTATCTTTTCCAATATCTTCTTTATCATTCTTCTCCTCCAGTTTTTTTATTTTTTTAATAGCTTCTTCTAAATCTTGATTTGTGTGTTCTAATTTTTGTAAACATCTTTTATTAGCTGCATCCTTAGATTTACCAGCATCCTGTAATTCAGCTACTTCTTGTCGAAGTATACGAATCTGTTCCTTGTATTCGTTTAATAATTCAGAACTGTTTTCAGACATTATTTTTTTCCGTTACGGAATATCTGTGTACCTTTAATACCAAAAATACTAGCAACAACTAAAATCCAAAGATTGGTAAACCAACTTGGAAGTGTTGAAAAGTATTCAAAAAATAATTTTACTTTATTCATTGCCTCGGGGTCATCACTTATGACTGCCCAAGCAAGTACAACGATAGGAGCCGAGAGAATAAGCAAAACGAATTCGTCTTTCCAGTCCGATTGTCGTGCCTCTAAAAGTTTACCCTGATAAGCCTCCTCACCCCTAGCCATCTTTTCTGCATGCATAAGCTGTGCATCTGACATAGCCATCTTTGTTTTCTGTCGGTTGGAATAAATTTTACTTCCAGCCTGTAATGCTATTTTTGCTAAACTAAACCAAGCCATTTTTTTCTAACCATCCTGGCACATCAAATGATGGACATTCTTTCTTGTCATCAACTTGATAGTGTCCTATAATTTTTTCTATATTATATTTATCTTTTAACTTTAATAATATACTTTTTAATGTTTCAAACTGTACAGGTGTAAAATTATTTTCCCAACCCATACTTGGTGTGCCTCCTCCGACTAATGCTACACCTATTGATGTACCATTAACCTGTACCGCATGTGCACCTGTAACATCTTCATCTCTTCCGACTTGTAGTGTGCCATCTCGTTTAATTAGATAGTGATATCCGATTGTATCGAAACCTCTATCTTTGTGCCATTGTGTAACTTTCTCTACATCAATATCCATATCTGCTGGAGTTTGTGTACAGTGTATTACTATTGTATCAGTTGTCTCTCTTTTGTCCATTATGTAAATAGTCCTATTAGTGTTATTATTGTCGCCCCTAGCCCGCCCAGTATTGCATAAAGTAGCTTATCTACCTTTCCATGCAACTTATCCACATCTTGATGCAAATGCTTCAGATGATTATTTTTTATTGAAGAAACCTCTCTCTTTAATCCTGTGATATATCCATATAAGGATATTAAGTGTTCGCTAGTTGTTTTGGGTTGTTTAGGCATTATCTCGATGATTCTGGTAGTAGGTTATCAAATTGATTGTACTCATCATAATCTTTATCTTTTCCGAATTCTTGTACTCTTTCTTTAAAAGCATCACTAAGTGCTTTAGGTATATCTGATATTATAGTTGGTTCTTTTAAATTTAAAGGTATACCTAATGCTTTTTTAAATGAATTTCTTATATCATAAAATTTATCTTTTAATTCTTTTATATTTTCTTCGTATTTATCTTTTGAAATTTTTCCATCTCTAAATTTTGAAACTTCACCACTAATTTGTTGTCTAATACCATTTACTTTTCTTTGAAATTCAAAACCTTTTGCTGATCTTAATTTATTTATATTTACTTTTTGAAATTTTAAACCAACAGAATTTAAAAATGCAATTAATTCACTTTCTTCAGATCTAAATGGAGTTTCTTTTCCCTTTCTAGCCCTTTCAATCCTTTGTGTAGAATATGATCCTGGAACAAAAGGAAAGTTAGGTATTATTCTTTGAGATACAGCTTTTGCTCTAACTTTCAAATCGTCAAAATCTGATATACCCTGACCAGCTAATGCTTTTTTTCCAAATAAATCAAATCCAACTAAAGGAAATAATACATCACCCGCTATACCAAAATTAGGCTGTAAAGGTGCTGGAAGTCCAGGCATTAAATTTCCAGAACCTAAATCTAAAATATCACCACCTGGAACATATCTAGTTATATCCATGTATGCCCCACCCTGTTTATCTCCCATTAATGGAATCTTAACATTTCTATGTGGTAAAAATGGTAAACCAAAAACTCTACCTTGTTTTTGTTCAGGCATTGCTGCACGTTCTGCTTTAGTATCTCCACCACCTAATATATCACCACCATTGTTTAACATATATCCTAACACTGCGTATTTAGCATATTTCCATGGTCTTACAAATGCAGTCTCTGCCAGTATAGGTATAACTCTATATGTATATGCTAAAAATGGAGTTGGAAATTGTCTCATCCAATTTATAGCAGGTGCTGTTATGTTATAATCTATAAAAGATTTTCTAGCATCTTGAGCAGCTAAAACAGCAGAATAACCTTTATCTATTCTATCCATAAATAAAGCTAATCTAAAAAGTTCATCCTCTCTTCTATACCAATCAGTTAAATTATCTAAACCAAATTTTGAACCTACTAGAGGTTTTACATAACCTCTATAAAATTTATCGGCAATACTAACCCCTTGAACTGCTGTATTATTTTTTGGATCCACTGTATATATTTTTGATAACTTATCTATATTAGGTTGTCTAAGTCTTCCTAATTCTATCTCTGGTAAACTGGCATTAAAAACACCATGTTGCTCTGCTAATTCTACTACCTTTGATTTTTTACCTCTACCAGCTTGCATAAATGCATTAGCAGCTTTTGGTAAATATTTATAACTACCATCAACTAAATCTAGTAAAACAAGATTACTAATTATATTATTAACATGAACAGTTGGATTCCAAGCAGTTTTACTTACTTTCCATATTTGATTTAATTTTCTATAACCTTTACCAAAACCAGTTGTTGGTCCCTCAGCAATTTTATTCATTTGATCTAAATTAAAATATACTTCTTCTGGGACAAATTTACCAGCTAATTTACCAAATGTTGGCTGTATGGTTCCTTTTTGTATAGTTGTCGGGACTTTGACATATTTTAAATCTAAAGCCTCTTCTCTAGATAGTTTATCTTTTGTGAATGGCTGCTCAGATAATCTAGCATAAAAATCATATCTAGGTAAAGTTGTAGCCATTAGTCTGCCAGTTTCTGCTATTGCAAATCCTGCATTTTCTATTTCACCCATACCTAAACGTTCTTGTTTAGTAAACTGCCATCTTGCATTTATAATTGGTTCATCAGCTTTTGTAGGATCTTTAGCTAATTTTTTAACTTCATCTACAGTTGCTTTTTTACCAGTTACATTTCCCTTACTATCTAAAATATTTCCAAATAATTCCCAGCCATTATGATCATCAACAGCTACTGGTTTTTTAGGTTCTAAAAATCTATACGCTTTTATTTTACTATATTCATTTATCCATTGTTTAGGTGTAATATTTTCTATGATACCTCTTGCTTTTATTTCATCAGCAAATTTACCAATATTTTGACCAGCGTAAGATCTTCTTAGATATTTTTCTATGTTAGTTTTCATGGTTTCATCTGTTATCAAACCAAGATCAACATATTTTTGACTTAACTCTGTAATTTTTGCACGACCTTCATCACGCATTTCATTTAAATATTTTGCTGGGACATCATACTTTATATCACCTTCAAGCATATTATATAATACTTTATTTTCATCTGGAGTTAATTGTGCAGCTTTACCAGCTATTTTTGCTGCATCAATTAAAATCATATTTTCTAAACCTTTAAAAGATTGTGCCTCTATAATTTTAAATTCTTTAGGTAATTTATATCCATCTACAAAACCTCTAGCCAATAAACCACCTATTGTTAAATCAGGATCATCTAACCATTTTTGTGTTACTTTATTAGAAACACCTACTGTTTGCCCTGCTGCTAATTTATCTGCTAAACTAAAAAATTTATTACTAATATTTTTATTTCTTACAGCTAGTATACCTCCCGCACCAGCCATAAAACCTAGTACAGCTCTTCCAAATCTCTTAGTTATATTAGTTTCATCCTCAGGATCTAGTGCCTGCCCCGTTAAACCTTCTGTAGAAAATCCATAAGCACCACCAACTAATCCCCCGCCTAACTCTGGACCTAATTTACCAGTTGTTATGTAATCAAAAGCTGGTCTTCCAATATTTTTAGAGTATGTGTTTCTCACATCTCTCATAAATTCTAAAGGACCTCTAAGTAAAAAACTATTATTATTTTGTTTCTCTTTAGGTATAGTTACTGGTATATCATTAATTTCTTCTGGCACTTTTATTTTACCAGATATTGCAGCATCTGTTCTTACTTGTGCACTAATATCACCACGACCTTTTACTTTCTTACCAGTATCAAGTGTAGATTTTTGCCCAATAACTATATCCTCTTGTCCTGGTAATGGTATATTTACAAAATCTTTTTGTTTTAATTTAGCAAGTTCTTCAGGTGAAGGTCCTGATTGATCTAATCCAAAATCTTTTTTAAGTTTTTTTAATTTTATAAATTCTGCAGTTTTACCTATGACTGGTGATAAAACTCCACCTGTAACAGCACCACCCAGTGCTTGTTTAGTTCTTGTATCAAAAAAACTTTGATCATCTACATAACCAAATGCTCCAGCTAATCCACCAGCTATTGCACCTGATCTAGCCATCTGATATAAATTTCTACCTCTTAATACAGGTATAAGCCACATAGCAGGGTCTAAAATTAATCCACCAAAATAAGCAGCTTTCGCTAACCCATCTCCATTTTCTAAAAGCTCTCTAATCCTTTGTTGATCTCTTTCCATATTTTGAAGATCAATACCAGCCATTTGTTTAACCCCACGATAAGTATCTTTTAAACCTAAAAAAAATGCCTCACCTACTCCTAATTCATGATCTTTAGTTCTTTCATAAATTTTTTCACCAGCAAAAGATCTAGAGGATTGTGGTATTAAATCATCAAACATATTAAATTCTTGTGGATTTCTTAATATAGTTTGTGGATCTGATTTATTTGTAATATTAAATGTATTTTGTAAGTTTAATTTTTGTGTTGACGATGGCAACAAATAATTAAACATATTTGCTTCAGACATTAATTATATTTCCTATGGAGCTAGTGGACCACCCATTGTTTCTTTTGGAGGTGGGCCTAATTCTTGTTTCTTCTTTTGAACCGCTATTTCTAACGTTTTTATTGCTGCTTCTCTTTGTTCATCAGTTAAAGCAGGATCCGCTAATATTTTAGCTACACCATTTGAAAATGATATATTTATTGCATCAAGTTTGAGTGCGTAATCTATATTTTGAGCTGACTCTAAATCACCAAATGCAAAAGCATCACCTCGTTGTTCTTTTGTAACACCAGATGTTTTAGTATCTAAACCAGCACTTTTAACTCTAGCTTCTCCTTTTTGAATATTTTCTTTAGCACGTTCATCAATTTTATCAACTCTAGAATCATAATTTATATTACTTAATTTAAATTGTTGTTTTGTATATTTTTCTCTATAATAATCTTCTTCAGTTCCAGTGTATCCAGCAAATTTTATGGCGTTGCTATAATCTTCTGCAAATTGTGGAAACACATTAGCAAATTCTTTATTATCTCTCATAATTCTATCAGTTACAACACTTCTAAAATCTTGTCTAATATCATCTAACTGGCTGTTGTGTTTTTTAATATCAAATTTTTCTAAATCAGTATCAGCATCTCTTAAACCTAATAAACTTGCAGCATCTGATGGTTCTGCTGGTTGAGGTGATGGGCCTTCTAATGCTTGAGTTAATCTAGCAGTAGCAGTTGCCTCATCTTTTCTACCCAAAGGTTCACCTATAAATCTAGCTAATCCTTTTGGTGCTTCACCTACCAATAAATCTTTAATATTTTTAGTATCTTTTAAAACAGAATCAATATAAGCACCTCTATCTTGTAGTGCAGATTTTCTACTACCTATAAATGACGTTTGAATTAATTGTTCATAATTTTTAGCATCAGCTTTATCAATTTTATTAGCTATACCCTCTATATTATATCTATCACCAAATCTCATTCTTATAGAATTGAATAAACCCTCTTCAGTTCCAGATTCAAATAATCCCATAGCATCCATACCATCTGCAACTTTCTGTCCATATGTTGTTGCATATTGATTTTTTAAATTTTCTTGTGCTTTTATCAATTTTCTTTCTGCTGGTATTTCTACACCTAGAACATGCTTAGAAACATTATCTACTACACTTGCTGCTATCTCATCGGATGCTCTTTTTTGTTCTTGTAGTTCAGTAAGTGCACCTGTTACAAAAGGCACTAAAAATCCATTTGCCATTATTTAGTCTCCTCTGGTTTAGCTAATAAACCTTTTGCTTTTGGTTTAGCTTCTATAGCAGGTTTATCTATATTCATGTTTTCCATTTCTTTAGCTTCTTTTGCTTCTTTTAATTTTAACATATTAGTTTTAAATTCTTTGTTACCAGTATCCTCTAATGACATTTTTAAATTTTTAATACCAGCTCTCATACCTATCGCTGTTATCATTTCCATTATAGCTTCTGATAAAGTAAATCCTAAATCAGGAGTAAATTCACCTTCCATAAATCCTGCAAACACAATTGTTCTTGCTATACCTTCTACTGGTATACCTGCCTCTAATAAATATATCATTTCCTCAACTGCTTCAGGAGTTGTCATTGATCTCCATATTTCTTCTAAAACAATTTCAGGATCTGTCTGTCTTGGTGGATGTTCCCAAGGATAGTTACCTGGTTCATCAGTAAGAGATTGACCTGGTACAGGTGTATTAAACGGATCAAACTCTGGTGGTAATGTATTATCTCCAATTGATTTCATAAATGTCTATGCCTTTAAGTATGCTTTTGATATTACAAAGTCTTTCATTCTTGCTCTGTTTTCTTTTAGTAATTTTTCTGGATCAGATTCTGTTATAGCACCAAAAGTACTACCCCTAGCCATTGATGGTCTTCTTTGACTCATAAATATTTTTGCATTTGAAAATCTAGGTCTATTTCTTTGTGCATTTGTTAAAATATTAATTGTATTTTGGTATGCTTTCATATAATCTTCAGATCCAGCTTCTAAAAATGCTTCTTTAATTTGTTTTTTTAAACTTTTTTCACCTTCATATTGCTTTGTTCTTTGTGTATCTCTTGTATCTGGAAAGGGTAATCTACTTTTAGGTAAATCTATCTCAACATCACCATCACCTCTCGGTCTTCTTCTAGGAACCTCTTCTCCTTCACTATATAAAGATCCAAACTCTTTTGTAACATTTGATATTGCATTTCTAAATAATTTTTTTGTATTGTATGCCATTAATTACCCCTATGTATTATTTTGTAAAAATTTAGTAAACATATTCATACCAAACTGACCTAGCATTGCATATAATGCAGATGTCTGTGCAGAGTTTTGTAAATCAAACGCTGTAGTTCTTTCTAGTGCTGCAACTGCAAGGTTATGATTTCTGTTCATTTCATTTTCAGAAGATTGATTAACCCAAGATGCCTCATCTCTCCACTGTTGCCACAATGATGATAATGCAAAGTTACTTATATTTAATAAGTTTTCTGCATTAGTCTGATTAGCAGCATTTACAGCAGCTGTATTAGCTGTATTAATCTGTCTTCTCCAAGTTACATTTGATTGGTCAATAACTCTTTGATTCTCTACATTAAATCTTTCTCTTTGACTTTCAAGTGTAGCATTGAATTGATTTAGTGCAGCTGTTCTTTGTGCGTTTGCATCAGCTATGGCTGTAGCATTTTTTGCATTTAATGCTGCAACTTTATTTGCTTCTGCATTATTAAACTGTGCTAGTGCATCTGATCTTCTAGCGTTTTGTTCTTGAATATTTGTATTTAATGTGTCGTAGAATTGATTAACTTGATTCTGACTTGTAGCATTAAATTGTAACGCAGCATTTCTAGCAGCATTGTCAGTTAATAATTGTTGTTGTTGTGCCTGTAAATTCTGTAAATTAGCTTGCTGATTGTTTGATAGATTAGCCATATCCATTTGTAGATATGATTGTGCATTTATAACAGCAGCCTGTTGATTGTTAGCTAGGTTTTGAAATATAACTTGTTTATATGTATTTGCATCAGCTTGTGCTATTGGTATTGATGATCTTAATATACCTTCAGCTAATGCCTCAGCTAACATTGTAGAGGAACCTAATCCTCTAGCTTGCATAGTAGCTTTAGCAGCCTCAGCAGCACCTCTTGCAAATGCAGGTAATGGCGAGCCTGTGCTTAAAGATTGCTGTATATCAGATGATATATTTTCTAATTGGCCTTGTACTGTTGCTTTAGGATCTAATGTTGCTAATGATTGTGTGACACCTGTCATAGGAGCCGTTACAGTTCCCTGTGCAGCAGTCATTGTAGGTGCTGTACCAATAGTTGCAGCTGTAAATTGAGATGCAGTTTGTGGTGTAGCAGTTGCTACTTGTTGTCCTGTCGCAGGTGTAACTGCAGTTGCAGTTGGGGCCGTAGCAGTGGGTATAGCTGCAGCTACAGTTCCAGTAACACCTGGTGTTGCTAATAATTCATTTGTTTGTACATTTTGTACTGTTGGTGTTATTGAAGCACCCTGCGGTAATGTAGGTGTGCTTAATAAACTATCTATTAAACTAACAGCTTTTTTACTACTAGTCTGCTCTGACTGTGTTGGTGTTAGTGTACCTGTCGGTAGTGTCGCCATTATCTCCCCTGTCTATTATATTTTTTAAACATTCGTTTCTCTGATTTATTTTTATTTTTCTTATGTACTCTTGGTCTCTTTTTAGGTTTAGGTCTTTCAACAAAATCTTTAAACCTACGAGCCATTATGGTTTAGTTGGGAACGTAGCATTATTACATTTCTCAACAGTGTCCTTACCCTCAGGCAGGTCTCTTAACTCCTGTCTGTATGTTCTCATGTCATCCGACATAGTAACATCAGATAAAGCATAGAAGTCAGTCTCAGCTAATAGTTGATTTCTTCTAGATCTAAGACTAGCCTGTGCTCTTCCTAAAGCACCAGCTTCCCAAGCAGCCTCTTCGGCATCTCTAGCAGCCTCTTCTGCAGCTGTGAACTGCACTCTTTCACCATTTATGTTATGATATCTTGGCATTGTTTCTCCTTTATTTTTGTTTATTATTATTAATTAATTCCGTAAAGGCAAATATCTCCAGCATCTATGTTGCCTGAAGTCATTTTAAACTGCACCGCATCTATTGCACTTGTTGTATTCATATATCCACCTACATTTACTTCTTGTGTATAATCTCCTGAATATGCATTACCTCTTGATATAAAATGTTTTACAAATGTTGTAGAACTTGGATTAAATAAGTGTAAATATCCACTACCACATTCATCATTTGCATTTCCTGAAGCAACTATTAGAGGTTGAAAAGATGTTGATTGTGCTAAATCCTCTGATGCATAATATCCTACACCTTGTCCACCAGCATTTTCTGCTTGATAAGAATAAAATGCTGTTGTTGTTTTTGTAACATTATAGTTTGAACCAGAATCTGTTGAACCATTAAAGGTAAGTTTGGTATTATCAGTGGCTGGATGAATATTATTAAATGTAAATAAATATTCTTTATAAGTATTATCTAATACAACATCACTAGAGCCATCGACAAAAGATAAGGTTGCAGAACTAGAGGCTGTTAATTTTTTAATAAAAGTCATAGCACCACTACTAAGACTACCAAATGCAGTTACCGATCTAACCCCTCTATTATTTAGTTTAACTATGCTCATTAACTATCCTTTATTCCATAGAGCTTTATTGTACCAGCATCTATGTTACCAGCACCACCAGTTCCCTCTGTGCATTTAAATTGTATAGCATCAATTGCTGACGTTGTATTAAAATATCCAGAAGTTTTAAATATTACAGAATTATTACCACTATTGTAAATTTGCATATTAGACATAAAGTGTTTTACAAATGTGGTACTACTTGGATTAAATAAAAGTAACTCACCTGATGTAGACTGATCATTATCATTTCCTAAATCATCTACAATATCTTGAAAAGATGTGCTTTGTGCTTCATCTCTTGATGTGCTATAAGTTAATGAAGTTGAAGAACCTCCTTCATCGTGATACGCTAAATGAACTGCAGAGGTAAGAGTCACACCATAAGAACTTCCAGTATTTGTAGACCCTTGAAATCCTACTTTTACATCATCGTTAGACGGATGAATATTTATAAGTTTAAACATATAAATAGGATATGTGCTATCCAAGACCACGTCTGAACTACCATCTACAAAAGATATTGTTGAATCAGAACTAGCCGTTATGGTTTTAATTAATGTCATTGCACCAGCAGGAAAATTAGGAGCACTTGTCACACTACTTAAACTGTTATTATTATATTTAACTAACGCCATACATTTTTATTGTTCCTGAATCTATATTGCCACTAGACATTTTAAACTGCACCGCATCAACTGCACTTGTAGTGTTTCCATATCCAGCAATATATGAATTCATTTGAAAATCAGATGTTGAATTAAAATTTGTTGTTGCTATATAATGTTTTACAAAAGTTGTATTGCTAGGATCAAATAAATGTAAAGTTCCCGATAAAGATTCATCATTTTCAATTCCTAAAGAACTTAAAACAGTTAATTTTTGAAATGCTGTAGATTGTGCTAAATCTTGAACAGTTCCATAACTTACTGCTGATTCAACACCATTTTCACCATGATAAGCTGCAAATGTAGAAGATGTTTTAGTAACATTATAATTTGAACCACTATCTGCACTTAAATTAAAATCAAATGAAACAGAATCAGTACTTGGGTGTATATTTATAAACTTAAATATATACTCTTTATAAGTAGAGTCTATCCCTGAAGTAAAATCTATTGTAGATGAACTACTAGCAGTTTGAGTAGAGATAAGAACTAATGATCCCCCACCGACACCACTGGGTAGACTTGTGATTGCCGACATAGAGTTATTATTGCACACATTAATTGACATGTGCTACTCCTTTGGATTATCTGATCTTACTTTATCACAATGATCTTTAAATGTTGATGTGCCATTTTTTTGATCTTTATAAATCATTTCTATTTGCTCTTGCCATGATCCATACTGAGATCGCCTAGTTTCATCTATACCATCATTTGTTTCAGCAGTGTTACCTGCAGTTTCATAAGACGCTAGTTGAGAATCTGTTGGTTTTGTGATATCAAGATTCCATTCTTTAATATATGGACCATCCCCAATATCTTCTAGTATAACATCTTTTAAAAAATCTATATTTGAAACACCATTTGCTTCTGCATATAATTCTATTTTTTTACTTAACTGTGCCATATTATGCTCCTATTATTCTAAATCCACCAAAATGTGTTTCATGATTTGCACTTCCATCACCTGTAACACTAACACTTGAACCACCTTTATTATTATAATAAAATACCTCAAAATAATCGTCTGTATCAGAATCTACCATACAGTAAATTGAATTTGTATCATAAGATGTATTTGGTGTACCTGTGTGTGCAATAGCACTTCCATTCTTTCTAATTTGAAGAAAAGAACCAGTGTAACTAGTACTTGAGTTTGGTCTTAGCTGTGCATATAAAAAATATTTACCAGCAACTCCTGGTGTAAATCTGTAATTAGATGAACTATCAAAAGCATTATCACTATCAAAAGTTTCACCATTAAAATTTATTTTTACATAAGTTACATTTGCACAATTTTGATTATTTGCTAAATATGCTTGAAAGGCTGGAGTATTAACACCACCAACACCAGATAAGAAATTTGACCTAGTCATTTTTCTTAACGCACTAGCAGAGTCATCATGAATTATGATAGTATCAGCGTCAGCAGCAGAAGTTTCTGCAGTTTGTCCTGTGATTGCTGTTACATCTAGATGCTCATCAGATACAGCATCGTCAGCTATTTTAGCGGCTGTTACAGTATCATCTGAAGGTACACCCAGGTCGAGCACATTACCTAATATTTGAACGAAGTCGATAACGTCACCTGTCGCTAGATTACTAGCAAAGGTCATAGTAGAACCAGAGATAGTGAATGAACTACCTGGTTTTTGTAAAATACCATTTAAACTAACCAACATATGATTAGCTGATTCTGGTGCAACGTTAACACCCCCTACCTGTAGGGTGTAAGCTGCCTGTCCGTTTACGACTGATATCGCATCACAGACTTGAAAGTTTCCCACAGTGGGTGTTTTTCCTATATAGGGCATGTTCCTCCTTAATTAATTCCGTATAATGTTATTGTTCCAGCATCTATATTGCCTGTATTAAATTTAAATTGTACTGCATCTATCGCAGCTGTTACATTACAATATCCTGCAACATATATATCAAAAGAAAAATCTGCATCAGTCATCTGTTGAGTTCTTGCTATAAAATGTTTTACAAATGTTGTAGAGGATGGATTAAACAAATGTAGAAAACCACCCAAACAAGCATCATTTTCATTTGCTAACGATTGAGATAAATATTGAAAACCAGTTCCATTTGCTAAATCATAACTAGTATTATGAGCAAGTTGTGTATCTGAATTTCCCTCATCGTGTCTTGATTGGAAATAAGTTGTTGTTTTTGAAGCATCATAATCTGTGCTACCATCTCTAAAACCTACACTAAAAAATGCACCATCAGTGGCTGGGTGTATATTATTAAAATGAAATATATATTCTTTATAAGTATTGTCTAATACAACATTACTAGACCCATCTACAAAACTTAATGTACCACTGGAACTAGCAGTAAGTTTTTTAATAAAAGTCATAGCACCACCTGCAGATCCAGTCTCGAATCCATTAGCACTGCTATTAAATTTTAGTGCTTCATTAGCAGCAGGTGTAACATTTATACTATTAAATTTTAATTTATTAAGTGCCATTAGCTATCACTTATCCCATAGAGTTTTATCGTACCTGAATCTATATTACCAGTGCTCATTGAAAATTGTATTGCATCAATAGCAGATGTGGTATTAAAATATCCAGCGGTATAACTATTAACAGATTGAGCATTAGAACCATTAGCAGTTGCTATATAATGTTTTACAAATGTGGTAGAAGACGGATTAAAAATATATAACTCTCCAGAACCACTACTATCATTGTCTGTTGCTAGTGTACCAATTAAGCCTTGTGTTCCTGTTCCTTGTGCAAGATCTTGATAAACATTATAAGACAGTGCAGTTGAACTATCATCTTCTTTGTTAAGAGCATAAAATGAACTTGATGTTTTTGCAACATTATAATTGCTACCAGTATCAATAGAACCATTAAAAGCTAATGTACTAGCAGCTGATGGGTGACAGTTAATATATTTAAATAAATAAACAGGATATGTATTATCTAGAACAACATCTGAACTTCCATGCACAAATGACAATGTAGAACTAGAACTAGCAGTTAGAGTTTTAATTAATGTCATGGAACCAGGATTAATAGTAGAAAAACCATTAGCACTGGCATTAAATCCAAGTCCTTTACTTGCAGCTGATGTTACATCAAAACTATTAAAATTAAATTTTGTAAGTGCCATTATGTAACTCCATACATTTTTATTGTTCCTGAGTCTATGTTGCCTGATGAAAATTTAAACTGTATAGCATCAATAGCAGAAGTTGTATTAAAATACCCAGCTATATAATTAACAGTTACATTTGGATCAGATGTTGAATTAGTTGTTTGAGCATTAATCATAAAATGCTTTACAAAAGTTGTAGAACTAGGATTAAATAATCTAACAGTTGCAACTAAACAATCATCATTATTGTTAGCTGAAGAACCAGATGTAAAATTTTGAAATCCTGTTCCTTGAGCTATATCGCTTCCTGTATCATAACCAAATCCTGTACTACCATCATCTTCTTCATGGTATGCTTGAAAAAAAGAAGTTGTTTTTGTTACATTGTAATTACTACCACTATCTGCACTTCCATTAAATTGAAAAGATACTGCATTGTTAGAAGGGTGAATATCTATAAACTTAAAAACATATTCTTTATAAGTAGAATCTATACCACTTGTAAAAGAAATTGCAGAACTACTACTAGCAGTCTGCTCTGATATTAATACCATAGCACCACCAACGTCTCCTGCCTCTAATCCATTATTATTAGAATTAAATTTAACTACTTTACTAGCAGTTGGTGTTAAGTTTAAGCTATTGAAGTTAACCTTAGAGAGTGCCATGGGTTACTCCTTAACCTTTTAATCCTATTAATGTAAATTCGCCTTCTTCAATATTTCCTGTGTGCATCGATATCCTAATACCATCATGTGCTTCAGGAGACGCATAAACACCACCACCTATTTGATTGTTGACTTGATCTTCTGTATTACCACTTCCATCTATTGCTTGTGATAATAATTGAGCAGTTGTATTTAAACTTGAATCTGACATATTATAAAAAGTCATTTCGGCATTTGATCTTTGGTCACTTGCATTTTGAGTTCCTCCTGTTCCCACTAATATATTAGTTGTAGAGTTAGTTCTTGAAGTTCCACCACTATAATATGATCTAAAAACTTCTGCTAAATATCCTGATGTTCTAAAAGTGCCACTATTTGATACTCGCACAGCTAGAACAGCACCATTGGTGCTTGGTCGCCAAGTAAAAAGAACTTTATAGTATCTATAAGTTGAATCAATAACAACACCACCAGTGCCATGTACAAAATCAACACTTGAAGTTGCTGAAGTAACATTTGTATGTGCAATTTTAGTCCAATCTCCACCTTTAATGTAACTATAATCAACTCTTTTAAGAACACCTGCATCTGATATAAGTAATTCGTCTGTGTCTGCAGGTTCAGCTCCTAAAGCAGTTTGTGCTGAAATAACATCGGTATTTAATTTTGCACCTGTAATTGCATCATCAGAAATCATAGCGGATGTAATACTATTGGTTGCAGGATTTACAGTTTGTAATGCTCTACCTAGAAATACACAATACATTGTATCTGTCGAAGCCGTGGCCGCAGATAGTGTCAACGCTGTGCCTGTAGCAGTATATGCTTTACCAGATCCAGGTTGTTGTCTTACATTATTAATAAATAATGCTATCTCATTTTCATTTGTTACTGCATGATTTAGAGTGTAGGAGGTAGTTGCACTCGTAGAAAACTCCTGCGTAGCAAAAGAAGTAAATGATTCTGAAGGTTGATTTCCAATATATGGCATCTTATGTGATCTCCATTATTGACAATGTGCCTGATAGTTTATCTGCAACTGAACAATCTATTTGAATTTTATCTCCAGCTTCAAGAACTACTTTACCACCAGATAATATTTCAAGCGAACTGCCTGTTGGTATACTTACATCTTTAATTAAAAATGATGTACCATTTGCAACATTATTAGCACCACCTCTGCTTGATGTTGTACTAACAAGTTCTACCTCTGCAGTGACTGCAGTTGTATTTATGTTAGACAATACCAATCCAAGCACAACTGCTGTTGTACTAGATGCTACTGTATACATTACATATGGCGTTCCAGCTGAAGCAGGTTCTGCTGCAAAGGTTACTACCTTAAAAGTATTTGCCATTTATTTCCTCCTATTTACTATATATATTATATCGTTAATTTTTTAAAAGTCAATGATTATTATCCTAAAGCTATAGCTAAAGCTGTAGGATCATCTGTACTAAATCCTGCACTAGATAGATAGGTTTTAACATCTGTTAATGCTACCTGTTTCATAGTACCATTATCGTTTGTGACTACTCTATCAGCATCTACTAAAGTTGTAGAACTAGCTGATGTATCACCATCCATTATGTTTAATTCACTAGCCGTAGATGTAACACCATCTAAAATGTTTAATTCATCTGTCGTAACTGTCGCACCATCTAATATCTCTAATTCTGCTTCAGATATACCTGCAGATCCAATAGTTACTGTTCCTGCAAAAGTTACATTAGCACCACTAAATGTCATAGCAGTTGTAGGTGTAGATCCTGATTTAATTACAAGTTCTCCACTAGAATTTGTTAAACTACCAAAAGTCGTACCATCATCTTTAAGTGTGACATCTGCCCCACCTGCATCTAAAACTATATCTGTAGTTGCATCTAACGTAATAGTAGATCCTGAATCTATTTCTGTGATTACAGGTGTAGTTAAAGTTTTATTAGTTAATGTAGCAGTTGAAGATGTTGATACTAATCTAGCATCTCCACCAGTGCTTGGTAGGGTTAAAACATTATTAGCACTTTCTGAGTGTGGTGCAGCTACTATTTGCTGACCATGAGAATTATTTTCACAATTAAGCTGAAGAGTACCTTGATTAGTATTACCTTTAATAGTTACATGCCCTGTACCATTTGGTGCTAATTCAATATCTGCATTTGATGTAGTAACAATATCTTGACCATTCATATCAAGATTACCACCTAATTGTGGTGTAGTGTCTTCAACTACATTTGATATCGCACCTGATGTAGCTAACCCTGCAACTACTGCTGATCTTGCAATCTTTTTAAGACCACCACCAGAAGTATCAACTGCTAAGAATACATCATCATTAGCAACTGTAGATATCTCTGATAATGAACCTACTGCTACAGAATTAAAATTTGTACCATCTGCAATTAATAAATTACCTGCAGTATTAGTGCCCATGATAATATCATCGCCAGTTACTGTAAGATCTCCGCCAACAACTACATCACTATTAAATGTTGCTTTACCTGCTTCACTACCATCAATAGTTAAAAAAGTTGTATCTGATCCACCATCAGTTCCTTTTAAAATAATATCTGTATCACTACCCTGTGCATCTATTGTAATATTACCTGCACTAGTTTCTAAACTAATAGCTGCATCACCTGTAGAAATATCATCTGCTGCTATAGCTGCTGCTGTAACACCAGTTTGAAAATATGTTTTAAATGTAGCGGCACTTGTAACTCGCATAGTACCACCATCATTATGTATAATACCATCGCCATCAACTACTGCTGTAGTTCCAACTGTAGCACCACCATCTATTAGATTAATCTCTGCACCTGTAGCTGTAATAGCTGTACCATCTAAACTTAGTGTGTCTATATTAGCTGTGCCATCTATAAATAAATCTTTAAACTCAAGAGAGGAAGTTCCTAAGTCTATATCATTATCTGTTACAGGTACGATAGCACCATCTTGTATTTTAACTTGCTCTACTGCAGCGGAAGATACTTCTACATAAAATTCTAAATGATTATTAGTTGTGTCTACTAATATTTTATTATTACTATCAGCATCTCTAAGAGTGCTAATAGGTCCACCTTCACCCGCAGTACCATCATGCGAGTGCCCTGTAGTTGCGTGAAATGCAGCCAATACTTGGTTAAACTCATCATTAGAATGAGCTGCAAGTATAGTATCACCTGTAGTGAAACTTGACTGTCGTGCTGAATAACCTGCCATTATCTTCTTCCTCCTGGGGTAAATTCTAATTGAAATCCTTTAACTGAAAATGAGTCTGCACTATTTTGATCATCTATCTGTAGTGCTACTGCAAATCCAGATCCTTCTACTGTTTGTCTTACTAATGGAACACCTGAGGCATCATACAATGAACTGCCATAACTTGCTGCTCCATATTGTCCAGCACCACCTACACTAGGCAATGCTATCTTTTCTGGTTGTGGACTATTCTGGTCATCATAATTATATCTAAGAGCTAAGTTTGCATCAATAGATGTTCCCTCACCTTCATAGTTTAGATTAACTCTTTGCATGTATTTTCTAATACCTGGATCTCCCATTACCATATCTGGTGATCTATACACTGCTTGAATAGTAGTTGTAGTTGATCCTGTTGCAAAAGTATTACCAGTTTCCATTTTATAGATGAATCCATCATAACCACCAAATACTTGTGTTTCAACAGCACTAATAAAATCTGAATCTGTGCATGCTGGTTTAATACCTACCATATCTGCATATTCAAATCCAATAGATCTAGTATTTGGATTATTTTTTAATACACCTATAATTCCTTTTGATGATAGTTGTCCTCTTGCTGTAACTGGATAAAATAATCTATATTGTGATTTATCTCTTATAACTAAAGAACTTATTCTATCTAATGTTATATCATCAATTCTAGATTGTATCTGTCTAGATATAGATCCTAGTTCAACGTCACCAATTCTTGCCGTACCTGCGATAGTTCTTAAACCATCAGGTGCTAAAAATATAACATCACCACCAATCTCTTGAATACTACCACCATCTCTACATCCAATATTTCTTGTAACTTCTTGCACTGCAAATGTACTAGATGATGTTCCCGTTAGTTTATATATTCTATCTTCGCAGAATATAATTAATTCATTCCTAAATACTTTTAATCCAACAACAGTAGAGTCAACTTTAAATGAACCTGCACCACTAGCAGTCGTAAAATTATCCTCTTCAAATGGTACACTAAATATAACTTCTTGTGAATTAGTTGCACCAGCATAAAACATATGATTTTGAAATGCTTTTACAAATTTAGGATTGCTTGGAGCTGTACCACCACCTGTTGCATTTACAACATCAACTGCAAAACTAGAATTAATTATCTGTGCGGGTGAGTGTCCTGTAGCAATAACTAATTTATCCGTACCATTAAAATTAAATTTTTCAAAGTCATATGCTCTAGTGGATGTACCTAATCCAGTTGTTAGAGTTGTAAAACTACCTGATGTAGTTCCTCTATGAATGTCACCACCTCTAGCAGCTATAATCTGACCATTAAATATTATAGAACAATCAACAGTTAAGCTACTATTACTAGATCCCTGTGGCACTATAGTGCTATTATATAATGCTGTTCCACTAACACGTCTATATCCACCTTTTATATCAGGTTCAAAGTTTTGTAGTATAAGAGCTTCACCAGGAGACATAG